CCAATACTTCCGTAGTAACATTTTCATCTTTCGTAAGCTTGGCCAATGAAGAAGAGCTGATACCTGCGTTCTTCCGCAAATCAGACTTTTTCATCTGCTTATCAATTAGTAGTTTCCACAGTTTGTTGTAACTCATCTTCATCGTTCTTCACCTCTTCCGCATCCCACGATCTACCATACAGTTCACAATTATTTGTTGATAATCTCAATACACAATTATCTTCCAGAATCTTTTGCGTCTCTGGTCTGCAATCCCCCTGTTTATCATAAGCAATGAAAATCTGTTTGCTGGTGCTGTTGTATATTTTTATTATGCCATCCTCAATATCTTTCCCCAGATTCTTGAAGAGAAGGGAATCATGAGCTAAAGCCGGCAGTGCTGACGTAAACAGAACCGCCAAATCATATACAATCATGCCCTTATAGTTAGAGCCTGTTCCAGTATTATCCGGTGTTTCAAATCTGTAGCTGTTATATGAGTTGAAATGAAGATGCGGAGGCTTTTTCTTTGTCTCAAACAAGGAATCATTAAACTATTCCATCTTCTTATTCAGAATCTGCTCTATCTCAAACAGGATATCTTCTATGCTTCTTTTTAACACTGCATCCGCATTTGCTTTTGCGGCCTGCAATTCCTTTTGCGTAAGGAACGCATCATTCTGGGTCTTCAATGCGGCAATTTCTGCTTGGAGTTCAGAATGTCTGTCCAAGAACTCTGTTGAGATATTTCCTACAAACCCCAACTGACGTATTTCTGCATTTATTCCCTTCAACTGATCTTGGAGCGCTGCCAGCTGTCCTTCTATTGTTTCCTTCTCGTCAGCAAACTGAGCATCAAGAATCTTGGCAAGCTTTTGATGGTACTTCTCAACTTCGTAAAGCTTGCGAATATTCACTTCCGGGAAGTATTCCTGCAATGCAGACATATCCGCTTCAGTCGGATACAATCCATATTCCAGGCTCATACTGACAAGCCTAAGCTTCATTTCTTTGGCGTGAATAGCCTTTTCAACCATCAATTTCTCGTTAGTAAGCGCCGCCTTCTTCTTATTCAGTTCGATTTCCTCTTCTGAATGCCCCTTCTCGACTTCTTCCATTAATGTAGCAAGCTGAAGTTCCAGATCACGAATTTTAGCAAGGTTTTCTTCGTATTTCTTCTGACCACCTACAATATCAGAAATAGAATGCCTACTATCTGTCAATAATTTCTCACTCATGAAATGATATGTTTCTAGTTTATCTACATTATATTCTTTTTGGTATGCTTTTACAACATTATCAAAATCATTTATTAAAGCATTCCTAAAATCTTCTGTCTTATAAGATAGTCCTCCACCTGCTCTATCTATGCAATGTCCCATTTCATGAAATGTCGTAGTATACATACCCCTTTTATTTTCAAAATCTTTTTTTAAATTTACTCTAATTCCATTTTTACTTGTAAGTCCTTTTCCTAATGTTTTCTCATTAACAAATTTTATGTCATCAATATACTTAAAAGTCAACTGTTTTATTCGGTAGTCAGAATTATCCAGCAAATTATAAATAGCATCTTTATGCTTCTTTTCAATTTGATTTAATCCAATAGGGATATGTTCATTTATTCTATCATAAAAGTTAATTAATTTTTCCCATATAACACTTTTTTTCTTATACTTTCTTCTATTCTCCTCATCCAAAGAAAATTCTGCCAATCTTTCAAATTTCTCTGCCTGCCTTTGGGCATACTTCTGTTTCTGCTCCCTTTTATAATCCTCTTTTATCTTGTCCACTTCTGTTTCTGAAAAATTTTCATTTGGTGGAGCACTTATTCCTTCAAAATAAGTGGTATGTATATCTTTGCACCTTGGATGGTACAATCCAGCGGCAATTGCTTCACTCATCAGCGGATAAGGTCCATCTCTTGCTGTTCCTCCGCTCCATACATCATCTATCAATACTTTTCCAACAAATGGAAGGCATTTAGGACAAGCATTTCCACGTTTTTTTAGGATAACTGTTGATATCCCCCATATCTGGCGTATTTCCCCTTCTCCTTGCAAATATGCACGTTTTGCAGCAGTACGAATAGCCATATCTGCATAATCACTAATAGAATGCCTTGCACCATTTGTATATTGAATACAGTTTATTCCATGACTTAGAAAATCTTTTGTTGCCATATCAATTGCTTTTTCATAAGTTCCTGCTCCTGTATTTGCATATACTTGAGCATCAAAAATAATTTTACGATATTGGTCATCTGCCATTCTAAAAACTGCATGTTCTGCTTTTTCCATATCACTAGATGTAGCATGAATCAATGCCTCTAATTTTCTTTCATTTAATTTAAAAAATTCTCCCATTGTACTGGTACTTTTCTTTAAACCTTTTGGCATAACCCCTTTTTTGATATTTTCTAATATATATCGTTCTTGCCCCATGCCGCCTTCTGTCTTTGCTTGAAGGATAATCGTTCTTATAGAATCATTGATATCTTTGAAAGTACCACGATACTTTTTTCGATTTTCTCTTTTAAATCTTTCGAGTGCCTTCAACTGTTCTGCCTGCCACATGGTCCATTCTTTTCCCTCTGTGATTTCTTCTAATCTGTGGCGTTTCATATTACGCACCATAGATGCCATAATCTCATGTTCCACTCTATCAAAGGCTTTTCCAATATCATAATCTTTCATTTTTCACCTTCTATTAGGTTTTTTCTAAAAAAATGGGGTTACATTTATTTCCTCTCTAGTAACTTATGGATTTAATTGTATACCCTCCGGGCATCCCATTATGCCATGCGGCGTTTCATAAGGTATAGAAACATCCTCTCTTATATCTGGTTCTTCTAGCTCCATAATCCCTTGTTCTGCTTTTAGTCTGGCAACTTCTCCATCTTTCCATTTTTTATCCTTACTGTCTCCATATAATTCTTCTACCACTGCTTCTATACTCAGAATGCCACCCTGTTTTCCTTTTGAAATTGTTTCAACCTGACTTTCAAAAGAAGGATTTGCATATTCTCCAAATGGAATTTCTGCTTCTATATCTTCTAGATTCTGCTTCTTCCAAGTTGCCCATGCTTTAAACACAACATCTATTACAGATGGAATAATATTTTGAATGGCATCCACTATTTTATTTCTAGTATATAAAGTTGCTTTTTCTTTTTCTCGCTGTGCTTCTGCATTATCTAGTTTCTTTACATCAATTCCAAGTGTAGAAGGACTAATTAAACCTTGCAGACACAAATCTAGACATGTTACATAAGTAGCAAGATAACTATCATGTGGAATAGAAGGCTGTACCACTTCTATTTTTTTCTGCTGCCCTTCTCCCATTGGGCTCTCATGTTCAATATAGGCATTATCAAATGCATTTGGTCGCAGTATTTCTCCTGTATGTGGATTGCGAGGCAACATATCAGATGGAATATATTCTTTTGACCTGCCTTTGCGCAATGCATCCATCCATTGGGACCAACACTCATCTAATGCATCAAAATTATCCGTCTTTCCATCAAAAATAGACTTTCCTCTCCCCTTCCATTTTTGTGAATGAAATACTTTAAATGGAACTGCCATCATAAAAGAATTATGAAACAATATTTCTTCCTGTAGTTCAGAGGTATCTTCCACTGTGTTTAAAGGTATTGATTTTTCATTTAAATATAATTCTGTCTTTATGTATCCATATCCATATGTCTCATATAACACATAAGTATTATATTTATAAGAAATCAGAGATTTAAAAACAATTTCTCGAATGCGCCCTCTCGTTCTTCTAATCTCTATATTTTCACCTGATACAAATTCAATAATTGGATAGTTACTGATTTTTGGGTCAAAGCTAATTTTAAAGGCTCCATCTCCTATGTATAAGGTTTCGCAAAGGGCTTCTGCTAATAATTCTTCAAATTGATTCTCCCTAGATATCTTTTTCCACTCTTCTTCTTTTCCATCCTCCAATTTAATTTCATTCATATCTGACATCACAATATCTGTAAGCATTTGAACGATAATTCCAGGAAGTCCTGTATGAATTTTTGTTATCTCCATGCCAACAGTGGGAACTGCTGCCCAAAATCTTGTATGGCTGCTTCTGCTGTATATGCTTGCTGAACATTTGTAACTGTTGCCCCATACCACATATTTTTATGCTTTGGAAGTAACTCTTTCAGATACAAGTTAATATACCTATCAGGGTTCTTTGTCAAAAATAGGTAATTATGTATAGGGTACTTCTCACATACATTAAAAATCTCCTCAATCCATTCATCGGGCACCCAATTTCCAAATATGTCAGCCATAGCACCTACAAAAATATTATTTCCCATTTTTAGCTTTCCCGGAATATCCATAAGATACCTATGAAGGGTAGGAGCAAACACGAACGGATAGACTAGAGTACTGCCCGTTTCGTTCAGCATAGGCGCATCCAACACATATAAATCCTCTTCCTCATTTGCCGCTGGCACCATAGAATAATCCTTTCGTGCCATTTTATTCAGACTCACATTTCCGGCAAACCGCTCTGTCATTCTCCGCGCATAACAATATTCACAAATATGTCTACATCCTGTAATTGGATTCCACGTATGATCCACATATTCAATTTTAGATCGATTCATGCACACCCTTCCTTTCCGAAAATCCTATTTTTTATCTTTCTACACCTTGGACATAACTGAGCTTAATGTTCTATTATGACAAATCCATATTTCAGGTATGTTCCCATTTTAGACATCCATACTCTCTTCCCAAAACTCAATTATGTATTCTTTTTGCGCATTACTCTTTCCAGTCTGCTCAGGCACTGTACGATGAGTAATTTTCACAATATATCCGCACTTTAACAGAAGTGTTGCAATCTGCAAACGATCTTCTTCATTCCACTGCACAGAGCCTTTTCTTATACTTCTAATCATCTCCTTTGCCATATAAAATTACCCTACCTTTCTATGCTTATTAGCTTTATCTTTTCTTTGAACAGAATCTTGCATCTTTTTCTCAAAGATTTTTACAAATGCCTTCACCTTCAGTGACATTTCACAGTTACAAAAGCCACGGCACTGGACAACTCTCCCATGCCATTCCAATGTATAATAAGGTTTCTCTGGTGCTGCTTTTTGTCGAATAAAGAAAATCATTGTTTCTCCTTTTTCTACTTTTTCCATGTATGTACCAACACAATGATGAAGTGATTCGCCTTCTTCTTTAAGTTCTTCTAGCTTGTTTGGCAATCTGATAAATAATCCATCAATGTCAAGATTCATAGCCTCCATTTCTGCTGTTTCTTTCTTAAGCTTATTAAGAAGACGGTTAAACTTTTTTACGTCTTCTATGGCTTGTTTATCCTTGAATTTCATATACTGTTTTGACATTTCATCATGTGCCCTTTTAAAACTCTTAGGAAACAAATTAAACTCATTCCGCATATCATAGCCCATTTTTTCCAGCCAACCAGTATAATCAAAGTAGTCATGTGTATGTTCTATTTTTTGTTCACGAATATACCTGAGTAATTTATGTAATGTGGTATAACGCATGAGGTCAATATAATTTTTATAAGAATCCACATATCCAACATCTTGTATCCAGCGCAATTCTTTAAAGTCATTCCATTTCAAATCTGGT